AGGTCACAGGTTTCCATCCTCGGTTTCTTACCTTCCGTATCGTTGGGTCTTTTATATAGTAGTTTACTTTTTTCATGAGTCTTGCTCCGTGGTAGTTTGTGTCTTGAATAGCTATTATACCAAATGAGTTTTCCGTTTTAGAAAGATAGGTATAAAATCAAGGCAAAACTAGGCTACAGCCCAGTGTTTATAGGAAGAAAATAAAAGGTTCGCTTAGTAGTTGTAGAGTATTTCTTTAATAAAAAGAGACATGGCCCCGTTGCAGGGCACTATCCAATGGAGAAAAATATTTTAAAATTAATTTTTTACACTAACCACTCCACAAGGTCTTCCCCAAGAACTTTCCCTGCTAAGTTAATCTTGTCTCGCAATGCTTGTGTTATCTTTTCATCGATAGTGCCGGGGGTATAAAGATCAATATAAGTAACAGATTTCTTTTGACCAATCCGATGTGCCCGATCTTCACTTTGAATACGATGCTCAAGATTGTACGAATTGCTGTAGTAAATCACGGTACTCGCGGCGATCAAGGTAATCCCGTATCCCGCCGTGGAAGGCTGGCCTACAAAAAACCGTAACGGACTATTGACGTCTTCAAACTGCCTGACAATTTCTTGACGCTCATCTTGAGGGGTGGCCCCGTAGTAACTAGCCACGGAGTCCGGTCCATAGGCTTTCGTCAGGGCTTCCTCAATGGCTTTAATGTCGTGAGTCCATGTGGCCCAAATAATTGATTTACCTGAGTTTTCTTCACAAATACTTAACAGCTCGTTTAAACGATTATTATTTAATGGCTCTATCGGAGCATCTTCATCTGGTTGAAAATGACCACAAGCGATTTGATGAAGCCGCATAATCTGTGTCAAAACATTGGCGGTAGTCGCCAACTTTCCGTCATCTAGCTGTGCCAAAGCCAACTCTTTCATCTGGTCGTAAAGCTTTCGTTGTTCCGAGGTCAGCTCAACCTTCCTTCTAACATAGACTTTAGCGGGCAGGTCTAAGCAATCTTCCTTTAGAACACGCGTAGCAAAGCCGTCAAGTTTTTCTGACAACTCGTCTAGCCTTTGAAAGCTGACTATTTCTTGGAAGTTCTTTACCCCCATCGTTCGTCTCCTCATAACCGCATACCGCGCTTGGAAACTAAAGTAACTGCGAAAGTTAAGAGCATCCAAAGACAAGAACCCACACTGGGTGTACAAGTCCATAGGAGACTTTGTAACGGGCGATCCCGTAAGAATGCGACGGTACTTAGCCATCTCCCCACAGCGCAGTACGTTCTTTGTACGAGCGGCTGTGCGATTCTTTATAGTAGTGCTTTCATCAACGGCCATAAAACTATTGGGATTAAGTTCAAGAAATCGGTACGCGGCTCCCGCGCCTTTCTTCGTGGAGAGAGCCTCGATGTTCATCACGAGAATATTCAAAGTATCCTTTTCTCGTCGATCAGGTACCGCCACGTTTAGCAACTCTTCTTTGTATTTTTGCGTGAAGTTAGGTTGCCAGCGGACCACATAACGTTTGATCCGCTCTGGCAAATGCGCGGGAATCTCAAGCTGTACCCAATTGTCAAAAACGCCTTTCGGGGCTACAACAAGAGCGTGAGTAATCTTACTGTCTTCAAAAAGAGCGCCCATCGTATCAACAATAACTTTAGTCTTCCCAGTGCCCATCTCCATGAAAAGCGCATGGTACGGTGACTTCCAAGATTTGTTGAACGCATCAAGCTGGTGGTCATACGGTTTAGTTTTGAATGAATACATTTTTGTAACCTCCTGTTGACAACGCAAGATATAAGATATTATCATACGAATCAAGCCAAACTTAATTGGCTTTAATCACGGAGAGTGAATCATGGCAGAAAGCGACATTGATCTTTTTCTATCGAGTACAGCAACGCGGGAAAAATCTGATTTTGATGAAGTAACCAATATCGGTGTAAAAACCATTGCGGAACTTGCAACGTCTGTTCAGAAGACTTCCAAGCGGATAGCTGATCTTGAATCTCAACTTAAAGCCGCGAAAGAAAATCTTCGTCAACTTACTGATGAAGATATTCCTGATATGCTTTTTTCGTTGGGCGTCCAATCGTTTAAACTGCACGATGGTGGTGAAGTATCTGTTAAACAAACGTATGGCGCACACATCAAACTCGACAACAAAGCCGCAGCTCATAATTGGCTTCGTTCTAACGGGTTTGACGATATTATAAAAAACAGTGTCACTTGTACTTTCGGCAGGGGAGAGGATCAGGCTGCAACCGATTTTATGGAAGTAGCTGGGAATCTCGGTCACTCCCCAGCTCAAAAAGCTGATGTACACCCTTCGACACTAAAAGCCTTTGTTAAAGAACGCATCGAGTCTGGTGGGGACATTCCTCACGACCTCTTTGGTGTTTTTACGGGCAATCGAGCAACCATTAAACAAGGAAAATGAAATGAGTAAAGATAAACAAGTATCAGAAAAACAATCTACTGAAATCGAAGAAGCGTCTAATATTGATAGTTTTCTTGCGGAAAATGCAGGGGCAGGGACTCAAAACTTTACAAAAGATGATTTAGCTTTGCCTTTTTTACGTGCCCTTGACGAAGGCGCAGCGATGTTGGACACCCTCAACGACGCAGAAGCAGGTGATATGTACAACAGTGCCACCCTTGAGGTCTATAAAAAGGATGTTGGTATCAAGGTAATTCCTTGCTTTTATGTAAAGGAATATATTGAGTGGGCACCCATTGGAACAGGGTCTGGCGCACCTATAAACATCTACAATACTCTCGATGAAGCTCCAAAGACAGAACGGAACCATGAAAATAAAGACATGATTGTCGGTGGTGGTGGAAATTACATCGAAACAACCGCACAACACTATGTTCTATTAGTGAACGAGGGAAGTGCTACTCCGGCTTTACTCTCTTTAAAGTCCACGCAACTTAAAAAATCGCGGATGTGGAATACATTAACGGCAACAGCCCCTCCGATACAAACAGCTAACGGACCAGCCCCCGCACCAATCTTCGCCTATTACTATCAATTGTCTACCGTACCTGAATCTAATAAAAAAGGGCGGTGGTCCGGTTGGAAGATACTGCGAGACGAAAAGGTAGCCGTTCTTGCTCATTTAAAAGCGGCACACCGTTTGGCGGTCAGCTTTGAGAAAGGCGAAGTCAGTATCAAACGTGAACAAAGTGAAAGTTCTCCTATTGATAACTCTGATATACCGTTTTAATTTTTATGAACCAAGCGGAACAGTTTGCATATATCTTTCGGGGTCTTGAACAGGCTTACGGTACTTACCGAATTGACAAGACGCAATCCAACGGAAAGAGCGTTGGCAAGGCATCTCTTGTTCGGGAACCTCGGACGACCGCACATTGGCAACAACATCTCGATGGCACTGGCGCTGGCATCGGGATTGTGCCTATTAACGAAAATAATAAGTGCGTTTTTGGAGCAATTGACGTTGACACCTATCCTTTAGACTTGACTAAATTGGTTCAACAAATACGAAAGTTAAAACTACCCTTAGTAGTATGCCGAAGCAAATCTGGTGGCGCACATTGCTATCTTTTTACAAGTGAATGGATCGACGCGAAAGCCATGCAAGAAGCCCTTAACACAATAGCTTCTGCGCTTGGGTATCACGGTTCGGAAGTCTTCCCAAAGCAAATTTTATTGAGATTAGATCGTGGAGACGTTGGAAATTTTCTAAATAGTCCATTTTATGACGCTGAAAAAGGTTTGCGATATGCTATCAAAGACGACGGTTCAGCGGCAACTCTTGAAGAATTTTTTGAGATGTATAAACAATTTGTTCAAACCCCTGAGCAAGTTTTAGCGTTAAAAATTGAGGAAACCGTTGAAAGCCCCGTGCCCGACGGACCACCGTGCTTGCAACATCTTTGCTCTCAAAAAATTAGTGAGGGCGGAAGAAATAATGGTCTTTTTAATGTGGGTGTTTATTTAAGAAAAGCTAATCCGGAAGATTGGCAATCAGAAATTCTTGCTTACAATATGAATTATTTTGATCCACCGCTTCCGCTCAATGAAGTGAATATGGTCGCCAAACAATTGCAGAAGAAGGACTATGCCTACCGCTGCAAGGACGCGCCGATCAACGCCTACTGTAATGCCGAGCTTTGCAAGACTCGAAAGTTTGGTATAGGTGCCGCTATAAGCGGGGCAGTGATGGCAAACCTTCGAAAATATAATTCCTTGCCTCCAGTATGGTTTATCGACATCAACTCAATGCCCGTGGAACTTGAGACGGATGCTTTAATGAGTCAGGCCGCTTTCCAGCGTTCTTGTATAGAGCAGATAAATTTTATGCCTAAGTCTTTAATCAAACTTTCGTGGGAAGGTAAGATAAACGCCTTGTTGCAAGAGATGCTCACCACGGATGGATCGATTGTTGAAGTCTCACAAGATGCGTCAGTGACCGGCCAATTTTACGATCACTTAGAAGACTTTTGTTGCGGAAAACAACAGGCCACAGACAGGGACGAAATCCTTCTCCGGCGTCCATACACTGATGAGGACGAGAACCGAACTTATTTTCGACTTAAAGATTTTGAAACACACTTGAAAAAGAATAAGTTTTTTGAATTCAAGTCACATAAAATTGCACAGCGTTTACGCGACATCAATGGCCGAGCAACTTCCATAAAAATAAAGGGTAAGGCGGTTAGGGTCTGGTGGGTACCTGCCTTTACGGCACCTATAGAAATATTCCCTGCATCTTTGCCTTTGACAAAGGAACAACCGTTTTGACTGAATCAGTACACGACGAAGCACAGAGAAAAATTAAAAGAGACACTCAATATTTTTTAGATAATGGTGGTCAGATAACAAAAATTCCTAGAGGTGTCTCGGCGGAAAAAAAGTTTGATCTATCTACAAAAAGTTGGAAAAAAAAGAATGTTTAGAATCTTTGGTCCTCCCGGTACAGGAAAAACCACCAAATTATTGGACATGGTGGACAAAGCATTAGGAAAGGGTATGGCACCTCAAAAGATTGCCTTCCTTGCTTTTACTCGCAAAGCGGCTCACGAAGCACGGGACAGAGCTGCGGAAAGGTTTTCGCTAGACCCTAAAACCGATCTTACCTTTTTCCGGACCTTGCACTCTTTAGCCTATTGGCTTTTGGCGGTACGAGATTCTCAGATGATGGGCAAAAATAATTATCAGGAGTTAGCAAACTCTATCGGATATGTTTTGGATGGCAGCAGCTCCATCGGTGAAGAAGAGGAATGGCGGCAATCTACAACGGAGCATCCGATCTTATCCATAATAAATTTAGCTCGGCTCAAGTGTCAGTCGTTACGAAAGACTTACGACGAAAGCGAGATAGAATTTTCATGGGTAGAGGTAAGTTATGTCCATCAGGGGTACACAGAGTATAAACAGCGCGAAGACCTCTTAGACTTTACCGATCTGTTGGAATTGTTTTTGGTAGAAATCCCGAACTTATGCCCAAGATTTGAGTTGTGTTTTCTTGACGAAGCGCAAGACTTGTCCCCTCTCCAGTGGAAAATAGCTCATGCCATTGACGTTAGAAGTAAGAAATTTTATGTAGCGGGAGACGATGATCAGGCGATCTATCGGTGGGCAGGCGCACAGGTGTCTCAATTTATAAATCTGGAGGGCGGCTCAGAAGTCTTGTCTCAGTCCTATCGAATCCCACGACAGGTTCATGCTCTTGCTGAGAGAGTGGCACAAAGGATTGAAAATCGGTTTCCGAAGAAATATTTGCCCAAAAACGAAGAAGGCAGTGTGGAATACATTAACAGTATTGAGCAGATAGATATGTCGAAAGGCGAATGGTTAATCATGGCCCAAGCTAATTATATGTTGTCCCCAGTAGTAGAAGAATTGAAAAGAATGGGGTATCTCTTTGAAAGGAGCGGGTATCGAAGCATCTCGGAAAAAGTTTCGGCGGCAGTTAATGGGTGGGAACAACTTAGATCAGGCCGAGATATAACTGTTGCAGTGGCTAAAGCAATTTATGGGTTTTTGTCAGGGAACGGTTTAAACGTTGCCAGAGGAAAGAAAAAATTCATTCTTGACGACGAGGACACAGTGTCCCTGAAGACACTACAAGAGTCTCAAGGTTTGAATATCGGTGACGATTTGCTTTGGCATCAAGCGTTAGACAGGTTGCCAGACACCGACAAGGTTTACATTACGGCTATCTTAAAGTCCGGAGAAAAATTCAATGCCAAGCCGCGTATTAAATTGTCTACGATTCACGGGACAAAGGGCGGGGAAAGCCAAAACGTGGTTCTCTTTACTGATCTCTCGCCTGCCGCAACACGGCACGGGGATCAAAATGATTTGCACAGATTATTCTATGTTGGCATGACGCGCACAGTGACTAACCTATTCATTGTGGACGCAATGGACTACGACAGGAGCTATGTTTTATGACCGAAGAATTAAAAACAAACACTTGCCCAAAGTGCGAGTCAACTTCGGAAGAAGTTTTAAATATGGTGGAGAGAAAAAGAGTCGGTTGGTATTGTTTGAAATGTCATTTTTTTGAAAAAGCAATTCTACGCGAAACCATCCTCCCCTTCACGATAAAGAAAGTTCATATTTGAAAGTGGTAACGGTATCTGGCACAAGGTTGATATATGGCACAGGTTGACATAAGGTAAAACATCTTATATTCTCTGATACCTGGACCTTAACCACCTTTGGTACACGATATGGCACACCCTAGACCTAGAGAAGAATTTGAAACTGAAGGGGAATATCTCAAAGCCTTTTGGATCATGTGCGAATTTGGCATTGATCTTGGGAATTATGACTATTTTGATAGCTTTTTTAACGGAGCGTTTAAACATAAGTGTCCTCAGACAACTGATGAAAAATCCCATTGGTTAAAGCTGCCTCAACTCGTAACTATCTATCGTGGATACAACAGCAACAACCCAAAATCTTGGGACGGTTTTAGTTGGACTCCCCAGAAAAACCTTGCCAAGTTCTTTGCCCATCGTCAAATTCAAAGAGGTTTGCCTGTTGTCGTTAAGGCAGAGGTAGATAGAGATAGAATTTGTGCGGTGATATTAAGCCGAGAGATCGAGTATATCGTTACAGACGTAAGCGACGAGGAAATTTGCTATGAGTAGAATAGATTATACCCGCAAAGTATTAACCGAGGAATGGTGCATAGCTGATGTACAAACCGTTCGAGATGACCTTGGCGATGACGATGCTTTTACTGTTTTAGAAAAACTAACTAATGTGGGAGCGGACAGGGGAATAAACTGGAAAATTATAAAAAGCGTAGCTGATTCGTATTTTCCCGATAAAAATAATTTCTTGGACGAGCCGGTCGGGGTCTTAGCAATAAACACTCGGGCGTCTAATTGTCTCATATATTTTGGTATCCGAACGATTCGCCAGTTGATCTCTCACTCTGCTGAAGACTTACTTAAACTTGAACTTTTCGGAAAACACTCTCTTTTAAATATACGGAAATGTTTAAACGTGTTTGCGGAGGCTAGGTGTATTGACCCTTTGTACCTTAAAAATGATATAGGAGAAGACGAATGAATAAAGAACCGGTAGGTAGACATCTCATGGGAAATTCTGTCGGAGAGCGGGAGAAAGGGCGGATGATGACTAAGCAAGACGTTGAAAAACGTTTGGAATTAAAAAAAGCCGATGTGAAATTTTTTGAGGGCTTGTTAAAAGATTGGCCGGAAGAAAAAGTTATCGAAGGGTCAGGGTGGAAAGCCGTTCAAATAATTACTGAAACAAAAAAGAGTATGCAAATTAGGCTTCGTTCAAGTATTAAAAGAGAAGAATTTTCTCGTTATATGGAGGAACAGAGTAAGTATGACTAAAACTATTTATGAGGCATCGTATTTCACAGAAGAGGCAATCGCCCGCCAACCGGACCTCTCTTTGGCAGAGGCTACGACGGTGCGAGGCGATACACTGGTATCTGTCCGAGATCGTGCGGCAAAACTAAATTGGGTTTCCAATGAAGAATGCTATCAATTGACAGAATTATTGTTCAATGAAGAATGGCAGGATTACGAGCCGGTAGCACACTTCGATTGTTTTAATCTTGAGAGAACCGAATAAATGACAACAAAAATGCAGTTCCCCATGTTTAAGCCCGAATCGGAATGGACGCCCCCATCGGAACTTCCAGACCTTACCGGCGCAAAAGAAATTGCCATTGATCTGGAAACCCGTGATCCCAATTTAAAAGAGCGCGGTGCAGGCTGGCCCACTAAAAATGGAGAAATCATCGGATACGCCGTTGCTACCGCCGATTGGTCCGGTTATTTGCCTATTGCACACGCGGGAGGAGGCAATCTTGATAAACGAATAGTTAATAATTGGATGAAAGACCTTCTCGCCTGTCCTGCTGACAAAATAGCTCATAACGCCAGTTACGACCTTGGTTGGCTTCGCTCGTCGGGCTTTGAGGTCAATGGCAGGATTATTGACACAATGCTCACTGGCAGTCTGCTCGATGAGAATAGGTTTTCGTACAGTTTAAACGCGCTGGGATACGATTATCTTGGACAAGTTAAGTCTGAGAAAGGGTTAGTCGAGGCCAGCACCGCCTTTGGAATTGATGCAAAAAGTGAAATGTATTTGATGCCCGCAATTTATGTGGGCGAATATGCAACCAAAGATGCGACCTTATGTTTAGACCTTTGGCATCATTTTAAAGGGCTTTTAAGCAAAGAAGACCTTTGGGAAGTCTGGGACATGGAGATGGCGTTACTGCCCAATCTTGTCGAGATGACTTTGCGAGGAATTCGCGTGGATGTTGATCAAGCAGAAAAAACAAAACAATCTATTATCAAGCGAGAAAAAGCGTTAAACCGAAGAATAAAAGACCTTGCAGGCTGTCCTGTTGAAATCTGGGCGGCGGACTCAATTGCCAAGGCTTTTGATAAAGCGGGAATGGTTTATCCGAAAACCGCAACAGGGAGGCCGAGTTTCACTAAGTCTTTTTTATCGGATCATCCTTCCGAACTCGCGAAGGCTATTGTCGGCTCACGTAATTTAAACAAGATGAATACTACGTTTATTGATTCCATCTTGAAATACGTTAAAAACGGCAGGGTTCACGGGCATATTAATCAACTGCGCGGGCCTGACGGAGGGACTGTCTCGGGCAGAATCTCAATGAATAATCCGGCTTTGCAAACCATACCCTCTCGCGATCCCGAGCTAGGGCCGATGATGCGGCGTTTGTTTTTGCCCGATAAAAAGTACTGGAGTGCTATAGATTTCAGTCAACAGGAGCCACGGGTGCTTGTCCATTATGCCGACGCCTACGGTAAATCTCGAAATAACCCGCTCCAAGGGGTGGAGGAATTTGTTGACGGCTACAACAACGACCCCAATATGGATTTTCATTCTCTTGTGGCGGAGATGACGGGCCTGCCCCGTAAAACGGCAAAAGTGTGCAATTTGGCTTTAATGTACGGAATGGGGGTAAATAAATTATCAGCACAACTGGACATACCTGTTGATGACGCAAAAGAACTGGTTAAGCAGTACAACGAGCGCGTCCCCTTCGTTAAGCAGCTCATGCAAGGGGTTAGTCGCCATCTGGAAAGCAATCGCTCCAATGGTTCTATACGAAGCCTCAAGGGGCGTAAGTGCCGCTTTGATAAGTGGGAACCGGCCAGTTTTGGCACCCATAAAGCCATGTCTCGCGACGAGGCTATCGCGGCCCACGGGGAAACTACTCGGTTAAAAAGAAGCGGAGTTTACAAAAGTTTAAACAGGCTCATTCAATCGTCAAGTGCTGACATGACTAAGCAAGCTATGGTGGATTGCTGCAAAGCCGGTTATTTGCCCATGTTACAGGTCCATGACGAACTAGCGTTTTCGGTGGATGATGCCGAAGAGGCAAAAAAGATTCGGGAAATTATGGAGAATGCGTTGCCCCTATGTGTTCCTAATAAGTGCGATATAGACCTTGGCCCAAATTGGGGCGATGCGGTAGAAATTGAATGAAAAGTCTTATATACTCTTATTTTTGCGGAAGGAAATCCAATGGACACTAACAAATGGCGGCAGGTTCTCGTGCCGATAGACGTCTATCATCGTCTTGTCACGATGGCTCACATCGAAGAAAGAACGATAAGCGGGCAGGTGCGCGTCATTTTTAATCAATGGGTGGACTCCAATTTGAGCAAAGCCGACAGAAAATTCTTGGACGATGAGACGGAAATCATTATCGAAAAGGAAAAGGTGAGGCGGGCAGCTTTGTGAAAATCACACTCGAAGTATCGGATGAAGAGGCCGAAGAGGTTATTTTGTTGTTGAAAGAAATAAAAGAAATTTTAGACGATTTACGCAATATCAATGAATCTGATGAGCATCAATCTGTTTAAACATATCGGAAGAGAGCATTACCGCATCACTACAGTTGTCGCAAATTAGCCAGATTTCGGACTCTACGTGGATAGTCTTTGGCAAATCCTCAGAAAAGACGGACGTTAAGCACGGTTCGTCGCATCGCAAGCATCTAAATATCTTTTTAACGCTCATTTTACGTTGACTCGTATAAGATTTTATAAGACAATTGCCTTTCATTCATTTAAAGAGGTTATCACATATGAGCGTTTTAAATTTTGAACGACCTGAGTCCCCCCCGTCTACTTCTTATACTATCGAAGTCACCAGTTCAGAGGTTTATATGAACCTTGCCGATTTGGACCGGACAAAAATAGGTAGTGAAGACTATCTAGGTTTTGTTGCTTTTTGGGAAGGCGGCGATGATTACAAGCACCACCTCCGAGAAGCCTCTGCGTTTTCCAAAAAACGCATCCACGATGCTTTAATTTTCCACAAAATCCCCTTTAGGCAAAGCGACAGAGATCAACAGCAACTTGAAGATGCTATGGAAATTTATAAGGTATACCTATGATTAAGCTTCTTTTTGCCATCGTCGCCACTTTCTTGACTTGGGGCGTTTACCTTGTCGGAAGTATTGTTATTTTTAACTGGATTTTTTAAGGATTATTATGAGCCGTGACCCCTCAGATATTGCAGAGATGGACAGAGATAGGGAAGAAATGGGTATGAACTTCCGCACAGAGCGCGACCCAGACGCGGAATATGAAAGATTTCGTGATGATCAACGCGAGGCGGATTGCAAAGCGGTGTCTAAAGTTTTGAAATCAATGCACCGCGACCCTTTACGGCACACCATTGATCGGTTAGCTATTTTAATTGATCAAGCGAGGCGCGGACGTTAGACTCAACTTTTCTTAGCGGAAAGGTCTTTTGTGAAAAGTCTATTGCAAGCGTCAAGTTTTGCTCGTCTATCCTATCGCGATAAAATCGCCGGAACGATAAAATACGAAAATAAGAAGACGTCGATGGTGGCGTTTTTAAAGCGAAATGCCGAAGAAGATTGGCTCGTTTTTCGTGGAACGGATAGCCTCAAGGATTGGGCGTATAATGCCAACTTCCTTCCGGTCAGGGTCCAAGGCTCTTGGGTCCATTGCGGGTTCTGGCTTGCTCACCGAAGCCTGTGGAAGCAAATTCGTAAAGACTTGAACCCCAGCAAACGATTAATCATCGTTGGTCACAGCCTCGGTGGTGCGCTTGCGGAGCTTTCGGTCTTATATTTAAAGAAGCAACATTTTAAGCACATCGACCTGTACACTTTTGGAAAGCCTAACGTTTTCGCAAAATGGCAGCGGAAAAAACAGGCTCAATTAGCTTTCAGTGCGTTTAAACAGCAGGTGTCTGTAGTTCATTCTTCGGATGTCGTGGCCCGTATTCCACGGCTCGGGTACCGTGCGGCACTTAATCAGACTCAATTATGGTTAGGACCAAACGGCAATGATGTTGTGAACCCCGAAGCAAAATTGAAAAGGAAGGAATGGGATTTGTCAGAGTCGGTCACGGACCACGGTATGGACGGCTATTGCGAAAGGATCGAGTTGTTTACTAAGAATTCCCAGAAAGTCGCAGCGTTAGCCTTAAAACTGCGTGAATGAGCTGGATTTGCCCACCAGTGCGACGAAACGGGCATTACTAGTATAGGGCATCATCAAACAAGAAAAAAACTTTTTTAGATTAAATATGGGGGAACCGGTGTAACTGGCGAGAACTCCACGGCTCACGGGGCCTGAGCGGTATACGGCGGGTTGCACGATATACAGCAGGGGCTAACTGGGCAAATTGCGTTAAGGGGGGTACAGATTGTTTTTTTATTATTTTTGATTTGATGGAGGGGTATACTAGTAAGTCTTTAAAGTTTAGAATAATTTCCCATGAAAAGCCGCTACACATTGCCGCTCGAAGAGCGCAGAGCTAGAAACGCGCCTACGAAGCTCCGAAAACGCATCCCTCCGGAAAAGCTGCCTTTAACAGGTAAACAGTCCCGATTCGTGAATGAATACGTTTTGGCCGATGGGATGTCTTCCCAAACCGAATGCGCGATTTCCGCAGGTTTTGGGGCAAAACACGCTACCGCTACCGCATCAAAACTTATACGCCTGCCTCATGTTGCCTTGGCTATCGCTAAAGCTACAAAAGAAAGAGACGAAAAATACGGGATTAAATACGAAAGGCACCTCCGAACTTTAGCCCAAATCAGAGACAAAGCACTTGCGGAGGATTCTTTCGCGGCGGCCATCAATGCGGAATATCGACGCGGGCAGGTGGGCGGCTTGTATATAAATCGAACTGAGGTCCGTCATGGGTCGATTGATTCCATGTCTAAGGAAGACGTTTTGAGGGCTTTGAATGAAATTCGAGGAACTGTTATTAACGGACACTCCGAAGAAATCCACGACTCGGAAGAAATCGGAAGCGAACTTCTGGAAGTCGATCAAAAGCCAATCGAAGAAACAACTACCCAAGTATAAATTCACCCGTTTGGAATCGTGGGCCTCGTTAGGTGTTCCGGATGTCCTCGTCTGTGATGATGAAGGCTCTTTTCACCTTGTAGAACTAAAATCAATAACCGGCTACGCCTCCACCCTGTCGCCTCATCAGGTTAGTTTTTTTTCAAGCCACGCCGAAGCTAATGCATGGATTTGGATATATAAAACAGGACGTTTAAACGCTCCGCAAGTCTTTGTTTACCATGCAAGCCAAATAATGGAATTAGTGAAAAAAGGCGTAAAGGCCGAACCGTTTGGAGTTTGGGAAGAATCGGGGATGGATTGGGAAGAAGTTTGGGGGAAAATCAAGGCCCGTCGTAACGGGCCTATCAAAAGTTAAACTTTATATCTTTTTAAGTTTTCGAGCGTGTTTAAACGCTAGGGTCTTTAAGATTTGCGAAATTGTCGTTCGCTCGTCTTTTGCTATTTCTTGTAACGCTTTCTTGAGTTCCGAATCTACTCGAATCCCGATGTGCCGGTCGTTGTTCATATTTTCCACCTTTTGCTAATTTTTGATTTCGTTTAATTCTGAGAGCCATCACTTGTTCGAAGAAGTTCATTGACTTAAAACCACAACCGCCCAAATCCAAAAGACGCCTAAAATTATGGGGGTACTGATAACTATTGCAAAGACTTGAGCGGCGGCTAACCGCATTTCTCGCTTGCGTTCTGACTCCAACGGGGTGATATGGACGCGTTCAGCGTCGAGATTGATGGTTACATCTAGGGGCTTGCGGACAGCTCCAACGTTCCACCTTTTCCCCACCTCTTCCTGATGCCTTGCTCCCTTTTCTTGGCGAACTATTCGAGCGTATTTAATATCTAGCATTGTCATAATATTTTCCTTTTTTAATGAATGATTAAAGATCGTTTAAACGATTTGTGTCTGCCCACGTTTCGTAAGCAATGTCTTCGAAACCCACGTCTGAAAGATAACTGGCGTGATCGATGTAGCTAAATAGAGGTTGGATGCTGTCCCACTCTGCCGATTGGCTTAGAAGGTCATACGCGACGTCACTGGCGGACCCGTGATAGATACAACCCGTTTCTTCGATGACTTGGAAGGCGTCTACAAGGTTGAAGTTGAGATCACTGAGGAAGGTCATAACAAACCCGCAAGCGATTCGCATACGGTTGTTTTCTTCACCGTATATTTGTTCTTCGATCTGGGATATTTCGTGGCACTCGTCCTCTACTTCTTCGAAATCATCGATGGTTATTCGCGTATCTTTTGTGATTTCGCCGCCCTCAATTCTCACATTTTTACAGATATAGTGCGTTCCGAGGTCCGTCGAGATAGGAACCATTTTGGCAAACATTGTGGTTATGTTCCCCGTTGTCATTTCTGACATTGTGAAGCTGCCATTTGTAAAATGGTTGGGGGGTAATACGTCGAGCATTTCTTGGTAATGTTCCTGAGAAATTGCCACGGGTGACTTTTCAAGTAAGTCGGCTTCAAAAGCGACGACGCGGGCCAACTCTTTTTTAAAACTTTTTAGTTCAATGGTATTAGTCATAAGT